GTTTGTTCTATATTTCCACCCCGGGACACTAGACTATATCTTGCTTCGGCAGATTTGTTGCACATTACAATCTTGAGTTTCGCCACCTTTTGGTGTCGGTAGCGAGATATCACTGTGACTAGTCAAGTGTCTGATTATGGTGAGGGTCGGTGGACGCCGAACGGACCTGTGTCCGTTCCGGCTTTGGTGCAAGGGTTGGAGTTTCAGTGTAACATGCACGTAGAGTGCGAAAAACAAGTCGATTGCTGTCTAATTTGGGCCCAAGCCCTCGGGCTGGGAGCCATAACTTCTCATTGTGACGGAAAATGTCACGCGCCGGATTGTCCGGTTGAAATAGAAGTTCAAGGCTCACCCCTGAATCAAATAGTAAGTCGACGGTCTTCTTTCCGACAACGCGGTCGAAGAGCTCTGTATAGTTATTTGGCTCTTTCGAAACCATGTAGAAAGGCTCTGGGAGCCGCCGTAAGGCAAGTTCCCGACTTTTCCACGTGGTCGCTGTTGTGTTCGACGGTACGGGTCTTTCCTTCTTCCAGTTCATGAGAATCCTTGTTGCGACTCTCATGTCTAGATCAGATGGTTGACCCCAGGTACCTGTCGGCAGGCCTAGACCTCCTAACCATTCGGGTATGTACCACGGTAGTGCATATCTGGTTAGTTGTTTTTTGTTACACTGTATAAACTCTGACATCACTTCTTCTTGCAATTCCGGTGGGCAACGCTCAATAAGCGTTCGACATTTTGTCCCAATGTCTGAGCTATCTAGCTGCTCCCCACCTCCTCCTGCAGTTGATCGTTTGTAGCCTTTCATAAGGCCAAGGTTAACGTATCTTACTTCATTGAAAGGACACTTTCGTGTAACTTCTTTGATTTCACCCTTTCGCTCCTGCTGATATTTGATATCATGGGGCTGTAGAGGTGTGTATGTGTAAGTTGTCGAATTGATGTCGACAAAGTCCTTCGAGACATACGTTTTCCCTATTGACTCTTTGAGTCCTACGATCTTGGTGACTGACTGCCATTGTGTGTAAAAGTCTCGTTGAAGAAATTTTGTCTTCCTTCCTCGGGCCATTACGTCGTCGCCATTGACTCCTATTGGGCTATCTCGAAGGAGTATAATTTTATTCATACTTCTTTCAAGAGCCCACCTGGTCATTGCGGCGTTTATAATACACAGTAGAGGAAAACTCAGTATTGAGCCCATTAGTTGGCCCTGAGTTTGTGTTTTGCCCTGAATGATGTTATGGATAAGGAGGTTCTCCCCTTGGAGTGCCTCTATTTCGTCGAGCTTTAGTTCATCACAGATAACTTGCCAGGCTGCTTTTGTAGCCCAGCTTGTCATATTGTCCGTTGCAGCCTCATAGTCACCGCTTAAGAAGATTTCATCTTCCTTAAGCTGTGCCCCAAGGCAATCAAGAACTTCCCTTTCGTTTTGGGGAGTCCCGACCAATCGGAATGTTTTGTGATGTCTTAATGCGGTATGTATCCGCTTCCAAACCGGCTTCATAAGTGTCTGCGTTAGTGGAGCCATCTTTGTGATGACTCTCACCTTTAACGCCTCACTCAATGCAACTGCTTCTGTCTCAAATGTTTCCTTCTTGGCTTCGTCCTTTAGTCGAAACCAAAGAGTCTTACATGCGAGTTCATAGTGCAGCTCATTCTCCTGTTTAATAGGCTCGATGAATAGGTATTCTCCAGGTTTACCTTGTTCTTCCTTATCCAAATCCCTTTGCACCTTTTCTAAGTCACTTTTTACTTTCAGATATCCTCCTGGCTTCCTTAGGTCGACCATTATGGACTGATTGCATAGGATTTCTCCTACTGCTCCGGCATTACGACGACTTCTATTATAATTTGCAGATGTGGAGGGAAAGAAGTTCACTATCCTGTCTGAATATGTGAAAAGATTCTCTTTCTTTACTCGGGTTCTCTCTTCGGAGAAGACCTCTCTTGTCGTTCGCTGTATTTGGTAAATACAGTTGGCGGCAGAGTTTTCCCAGAGAATCTTAGGATTAGGCTTACCGTATAGGTTTTCGCCTTCTTCCTCTTCCTTCCTCTTTTCCTGCTCTTCCTTAGTTTCGTCGTCATCAGTAACGTCTGCCCAACTCTTAAATCTTGCCATGTAATCATTATGATTTCTGACAAGAGCAGACCATTCTTCCTGATGATAGTCTCTCTGTGGTTGTGTAAGTGTCTCCTCGGTTTTCCTTTGGGCAATAGCTAGTAATTTAGCATCTGGGCGGGGCATCCCTTTCTTTGACTGTTTAATGGTCATGAGGAACGATTGCTTCCGTTCGTCGCTAATATTGTCCAAGAGATTCCGGCACCATCTGTACGCCTTTCCTCCTAAGAGGATTCCGGCGTTATCCTTTGCGCTAAAGGGTTTGACAGGTAGTGTCAGGCCGAGATGATACGAGAAGAAGGCAGCTAGTTTATATTTTGCTACCTTCATCCAGCCTCCTGGTCCGAGCTCTTTGCTGAGCTCCTCCCAGTGTTTGACAGTTTTGCCGATCTGATAGTCCTGTGACTTAAATCCGTACAGTCTGTAGACCTGTACGATTGTGTCCACCAACTCCTCCTCAATTTTTACGACGTGGTTCAGCTTCTTAACTGAGCCTACTCCCAGCGTCGTAGGAGACTTCTCTACCATGGGGGGGCCGACCAGGCCCCGATCTTT